ACATATTGTGCGTCGTACTGATTTCTGATTATGAAATCCCCGGTTAAACTGATGGGTTTCATGCTGCTGCTCTGATACATCTGATAGGGAAAATTACTGTGAGTGGGTGCAATTTCCTGGTATTTTGCATCAAAACCTGTAGTAATAGCTGGCTGAATAGGAAATAAAAATCCTGCTGTTTTCTTTAGAGGAAGTAATAACTGATTACTGGGATCATTGTAAAAAATTCCGACCGCTGCGGGCGGTAATGAAATTTTGATTTTGTGTGTGAGCTTGGCCAGAACAGTCGCAGTGGCTTTTGTTTGTGAATCATCTGGTGATACAGTGGATGTAGTTGCTGCAGCCGTGGAAGGATTGGCCATAACTTATTTCCTTTACTAAGTTATTTATCCATGCTAAAATATATGTATATATCTAGATATGAGCAGAACCAATTACCTAAACAACCGCGACATGATGAAGGAAATTCATCTTAGCAAAAATAGTTATTGCAGTTTTCAGGATCCAGTCAATGATCATCAGTTTGATGTTATCTTACACAAAGTCACCGACATACATCAGAACATCCTGGCTGCACAGACTAATCGAGCTGAAAGAATACGCCGTGAAACCGGCGAAGAAGCAGATCCACTGTGTATACCAGTGAGTGACCTGGTGTTCCGAATCATGACCTGGGATCATATTCCACTGGCTCCACCCAAACCACCCAAGGCACAGAAAAAAAGCAAAGCACAGAAATTTCTGGAGGAAATTGAACCTGAAGTAGAGGAACCCGAAGAAGACATCGAAAAGCTCATAATGACAGCACCAGACCCCACACATATCCGTGTGAATTTTCCGCCTTTTCAACATTACAGAATCAACGTAGATCACAGTGTGCGGTGCGTGGGTAAAAGTCACTGGGCGGGTGACCTAGACACTGGCAGCTTTAGTAAAACGCATGGTCAGATGACTGAGAATTTGGCACTGATGTTCCTGAAGTTATGTGAACGTTATGCCACTCGCAGTAACTGGCGTGGGTATACTTACAACGAAGAGATGCGTGGCGCAGCATTGGTACAGTTAAGCCAAATCGGATTGCAATTTGATGAGAGCAAAAGCTCCAATCCTTTCAGTTATTTTACTGCCACTTTGACCAACAGTTTTACTCGCATCCTAAATATAGAAAAACGCAACCAGGACCTGCGTGACGACCTGCTGGAGCAACATGGACTAACGCCCAGTTTCAGTCGTCAGATGAAGTGGTCAAACAGTCAGGAGTTTTAACGTGGACCCAGTATTAGTCAGTATTTTATTTTTAATTTTTATAGCATTGGTTTTTGATTTCACCAATGGTTTTCATGACGCAGCCAACAGCATAGCCACAGTGGTGGCCACAGGAGCATTGAGCACCAGAAAGGCAGTGGCCATGGCTGCTGTCTTTAACTTTGTCTCGGTGTTTTTTATTGGCAATCACGTGGCTGCCACCATCGGCAAAGGCATTGTTCAACCCAGCGTGGTTGACCTCAATGTGATTTTTGGATGTCTAATGGGTGCTATTGCCTGGAACATGATCACTTGGTATTATGGATTGCCTACCAGCAGCAGTCACGCACTGATTGGTGGACTCATCGGAGCAACTGTGTGCAAAACCGGTACAGACCCACTGATTTGGGATAACATCGTGAAGATTGGTTCTTTTATTGTGCTGAGCCCAGTGATTGGATTTATGCTGGGTGCGGGTATCAATACAGCAGCCAGAGCTATCTGGCCCACAACCAATAAAACGCTGGATCAGAAGTTTCGGTGGGCCCAGTTAGCCAGCAGTGCATGTTATAGCATGGGTCACGGTGCCAATGATGCACAAAAAACTGCTGGAATTATTTTCCTGATATTGGTGGCTGGCGGCCAGCTCAAAGCCACTGATGTTATACCCTACTGGGTAATACTGGCCAGCTTTTTGGCCATTGGGTTGGGCACATTGGCTGGTGGTTGGAGAATCGTTGACACACTGGGGTTTAAGTTAACCAAGCTGGACAGCAGAGGAGGATTTTGTGCGGAATCTGGTGGTAGTATTATGTTGTTTATTGCTAGTAGCATGGGCATTCCCGTCAGTACTACTCATACTATTACTGGTGGTATTTTGGGCGTGGGTGCGAGCGAAACAGAACCCAATGTGAAGTGGAAAACTGCTCGTCGCATAGTGATGGCCTGGGTTATTACTATACCCTGTAGCGCACTTATAGCAGCAGCGTTTTATACCGGTTTTAAACCTTTTTAGTAGACTTACTGGAGTTATTAAAATATAATTAACTATGCCCAATTTATTCAAAAAAGCCATGGCGTTTACTGATATTCACCTGGGATATAAAAGCAATGGGTTGCAACACAATCAGGATTGTTTGAATTTTGTTCAGTGGATGTGCGACTTAGGACGGCAGCATGGTTGCGATATCTGTTTGTTTTTGGGAGATTTTCACAACAATCGCAACACCATTAATGTACAGACTCTGAATTACAGTCTGGAATGTTTGGAATTAGTAAGCAAGACTTTTCCCAGAACCATCATGATACCCGGCAATCACGATTTGTTTTACCGTGATCGTCGTGACTTATACAGTGTTAGCTGGGCTCGCAACATAGATCGTGTGGATATCATCAACGATTTCCACACCGAGGGCGACTGTGTGTTTGCACCCTGGTTAGTGGGAGAAGACTACAAAAAGATTCAAAAACAACAAGGGCAGTATCTGTTTGGGCATCTGGAGTTGCCCAACTTTCTCATGAATGCCATGGTACAGATGCCGGATCTGGGCGAATTAAAAGCCGACGATTTTCAGCGTATTGGTCAGGTATTCACAGGCCACTTCCACAAGCGTCAGACTCAGGGAAACATCACCTACATGGGTAACTGTTTCCCTCACAACTTTAGTGACGCCGGCGACGATGACCGTGGTTGCATGATACTGGAATGGGGATCAGAACCCACTTACTATGCTTGGCCCGGAGCTCCACGTTATCGTGTATTCAACATCAGCGATGTAATTCAGGAACCAGAACGTTATCTGTTGCCCAACAGCTATGTGAGGATTCGCCTGGACGTGGATATCTCTTACGAAGAAGCCAGCTTTGTGAAAGAAACTTTTTGCGAAACTTATCAACTCAGAGAAATTAGTTTGATAAGTCAAAAAGACAATGCTCACACTGAAGACACCGCAGCGCCGGATCTGAAGTTTGAGAGCGTGGATCAGATTGTAAATGCACAAATTGTTAATATCAACAGTGAATTTTATGACAACAATCTGCTGATGGATATATACCGTAACTTATAACATGTTTAAGATTAAGAATATCACAGTTAAAAATTTCCTCAGTGTGGGTCAGAATACACAAGCAGTGAAATTTGACACCCAGGACCTCACATTGGTCCTGGGTGAAAATATTGACTTGGGTGGCGAAGATGGTGGTTCAAGGAATGGTACAGGGAAAACAGCCGTTTTAAACGCACTGAGTTATGCTTTATATGGTCAAGCACTCTCTAACATCAAAAAAGAAAATCTCATCAACAAAACCAATGGAAAAAATCTGCTGGTCACAGTGGATTTTGAAATTCAAGGCCAGGCATATCGTGTTGAACGAGGCAGAAAACCCAACGTATTCAAGTTCTTCATCAACAATGAGGAACAGCAGGCAGCAGATGAAGCACAGGGTGATAGTCGTGAAACACAAAATGCCATTGATCAATTGCTGGGAATGACACACGACATGTTTCAGCATGTGGTGGCTCTCAACACTTATACTAATCCGTTCTTGGCGTTAAAAGCCAATGAACAGAGAACCATCATTGAGCAGCTCTTGGGAATCACTTTGCTAAGTGAAAAAGCTGATCGTCTTCGTGAGCAAATGAAAGCCACCCGAGACCTGATCACCCAGGAAGAACAAAGAATTCAAGCAGTCACTAATGCCAACAAGCGTATACAGGAGCAGATCTCTAACCTGTTAAAGCGTCAACAAACCTGGCAGGAACGTAAAAAATCCGATATCGCAATCACTGAATCAGCTATTGAACAACTGAGCAGTGTGGATATTGAAGCTGAAATTGCTTTACACGAAAGCTGGAAACAATATCAGCAGTTAACACAACAACGTCAGCATCTGGAACAGTTGTGTCAGCAAAAAAGTCTAGCTCTAAAACGTGAGCAAAAAACACTGGAAAGATTACAGGCTGAACTGATTAGTTTAAGTGAAAATCGTTGTTACACTTGTGGACAGCCAGTTCCGGATCTGGACAAACAGTTGGCTGCAAAACAGTTACAAGTGACTGAAACTCAATCGGTGTTAAATCAGTTACAGCTGGAAGTAACCAAATGTTCTGACGATCAGCGCAATCTCTGTGTCATGGATAAACCAGTCAAGACCATCTATGATTCAGTGGAAAATGCTGTGGAACATCGCAGCAATCTTCAGGCATTATATTCTCAATTGGAAGCACAACGAACTCAGACTGATCCTTACCAGGAACAGATTGTTGAAATGACTACCCATGCACTGGAGGAGATCAACTATGATCTCATCAATCAGCTGAAAAAAGTTCAGGATCACGAGGAATTTCTGTTGAAACTGCTCACTAACAAAGACAGTTTTATTAGAAAAAGAATCATTGAACAAAACCTCAACTATCTGAATCAGAGACTCAGTTACTATCTGTACAAAATGGGGTTACCGCATCGTGTGGTTTTCCAGAGCGATCTCAGTGTAAAAATTGAAGAATTGGGTAGAGATCTAGATGTGGGGAATCTCTCACGCGGCGAAAGTACCCGTTTAATATTGTGTTTGAGCTGGAGTTTCAGAGATGTTTGGGAAAGTTTATATCAGCCCATTAATCTATTGTTCATTGACGAGATGATCGATAATGGTATGGACGCTGCTGGAGTAGAAAACGCCATGGCTGTTCTCAAACACATGACTCGCGAACGTCATCGCAGTGTTTGGTTAATCAGTCACAAAGACGAATTGGCCAGCAGAGTTAATAACGTACTCAAGGTGATTAAAGAAAATGGTTTCACCCAGTACTTGCAGGAGACGGCATAACTATGAGTGATGCCAAATCCGCAAAAACAAAAGGGAAATAGCTGGGAAAGGGTTTTAAACCAATAAAAGCTACTCATTTACATAAATAAAATGAGGAGCTTTTATGGACATCGGACATTGGATTTTTCCTGAAGAGTTTAATATTGATGAATGGTTTGGATTTATCTACCGCATAGTTGAATGTGATACAGGTAAAGAATACATAGGCAAAAAGCAATTTCATCAGTATTTAAGAAAAACAGTAAAAGGTAAGAAGAATAAAAAAAGGATTAAAAAAGAATCTGATTGGAAATCGTACACTGGTTCATCTGAATTATTAAATCAATGTATTTCTAGTAAAGGAAAAGAAAATTATCTGTTTTATATTGAATCCTTACATAAAACAAGAGGCTCGTTAGTTTATGAAGAGGTCAGAAAACAAATTTTTGAAGACGTGTTGAGAGCAAAATTGCCCAATCAGTCGACTCCAAAATACTTCAATCGCCATATTGGTGCCATAAAGTTTATACCACCAGAAGAACACTTGGAAGAAACTCGCTTAAAAATAAGTAATAGTTTAACTGAGAGATATAAAAATAACCCTCACTGGAGAGCCCTATTATCTAGTGATGAGATGAAAAAATTAAATGAACTGTATTATTCAGGTGAAAGTCATTATCTTCATAGACTAATGAATGATGAAGAACGAGAAACTTTTTTAAATATGTATTCTAGAGGAAAAAACAATCCTCAATACGGAAAAGAACCATATAATAAAAATAAAAAATATGAAGGACTTTTTGGAGAAGAGAAATCCATTCAAATTAAAAAAATTTTGCGTGAAAAATGTCCAAAACGCGGTGACGAAAACGGAATGTTTGGAAAGAAACATACTGAAGAAACTAAATTAAAATGGAAAAATGACAAGCGCAGAATTCACCGTGGGGAAAAAAATGGAATGTTTAACAAACCTTGTTTTTACAAGATGACCGAAGAGGAGATTGATGCTTGGAAGCAAAACATAAGCAAAAGCTCCAAAGGAAAACCAAAGCCTGATGGTTTTGGAGAAAAACTAAGTCAAGCTTCTAAAGGGCATAAGAAAAAAACAGCAACATGTGTATATTGTAAAAAAACAGGTGGTGCTGCTAACATGAAAAGATATCATTTCGAAAATTGTAAATTTAAGCCTACAGATTAATAATTAAAATGCTCTTACATAGGTGGAGCAAACTCTCACAGAAAACAGATACTGAGCGAAGGGCAGATCAGAACTTTCAAAGGCGATATTATACCTGGGCCCAGCTTTGACCGACTAAATATCGAGTGTAAAAGTTATAAATCTTTTGGATTTCATCAATTACTTTCAGGAACCACTAATAAACTATTGGAAAATTGGATTGAACAGTCTGTGGGGGTAGCTGATGAGGGTGATCTCACAGTACTGTTCATCAAAATTACACATCATGGAACATTCATAGCCACCCCGGCACAAGAAAAACTCACTTTACCTCCTCATGGAACTCATTATAAATCACAACATCATGGAACTTGGTTTTTTTCAGATCTAAAAACATTCTTCGAAATCAATAAACAATCTATCAGGGAACTTTCAGAGACCATCTCAAAATAACTCCGGTTATATAGTAACGCTGTTTGGTCGAGGCTGCTCGACTCGCATTGAGATTGCCTGAAAAATTGGCCGTCGGATCTTGCGTGTTACAAAAATAGACTTTTTAAGTTAAACGATAGTGGCTCTGTGAAAAAGATACAACCACTGATAAGTTGCTTTGGCGCTGTCAATACCGCTGAAGCATCGTCCCGTTGACGCAACCGCTAACCGTCCTCACTGAGGCTGGTCATTTTGTGTGTACTCCAGAGATCATAATGTTAGCGTTGTTGCCGAATAAGAAGATTGGGGGTACCGGTCAACCGCCTCCGCTAATACTTCTGTTATTGATTGGCTGTGGACTCATGAAGGGTTTACCCACATCTATTATTTCGCCCCGCGGACGGGCGAAATATGGCAGGATCTATGAAGAGTATTCAGCTAAAGAAAGTTCATCAACGTAAAGAACTGTAGATTTAAAAAAACGTTATGAGCTTGCGAAGCAAGCGAAATAACAGATGTGCGTAGCACATCTCCCAACTGCCCAGATACTGTGCAGCATATTGTGACTGGAAACTATGAAAAGAAAAACTGGATTACCAATCTTCTAAAAATATGGTAGTCCAGTCTTTTTTGTGGTTTCCAGATTTTCTTTGATTATTTTTCCAATGATTGCTCGCTCTTTCTCTGTCATCTGCATGATGTCTGCATAGCTTACTGATCCTCGCATGTACCAGATGCTCTTGAGCAAATCTTCTTTGAATGAATTTATCTGCCGCTCCATGCCCTCCAGCAGTCTCTCCACTGCTTGGTTAGAGTCGCAACGAAGCAGCTTTATTCGAAAAAACTTGCGTAGTCCATGCTGAATTCTGAGCTGTACTGGTGTCCGCAATTATCGCAAATTAATTCCAGATGATCGCATCTAGTTGATTTTTTCAGAAGATCCAGATGATTCTTTATTTGATTGTATGTTCGTTTGTCACAGTTTAAAACAAACTCAGATATAAATTCTGGTTCAGTTACTGTGACTGTTTTAGTTTGTATCATGAAGATATTGGATATCAGATACTCCAGGTCAATTTTGTTAACCTCGCTCATGATCTCACTGGAGATAAGTTCTCTCTGCTCTGTGTCTTCAATTGCGGATGTTTGGCTGAGTTTTTTCTTGCACTGAAAAAATCTATTTGCGAAATCATTATGTACTTGAAAATTCAAAGGCCTGAATGTGAGCATCAATTCTCCCAGTATCAGCGGCTGATGCCAAGCTGATGGGTCAAATCGCTCCAGCAATACCCTGAGATCAATGCTGTAATCATTGTTTTGATCACAGCTGGTGCATACACTTTCTATCTGAATGTTTGCTCCACTGCTGGCTATACGGATAGCCACTAATAAGTATTCCAGATCCACACTGGGGGTTTGCCAAGCATCCTGTATGTTGGGTATACAATTTTGAATCAAATTAACAGTGGCGCTGCCATTGATGAGAGCATCGGGTGTTAGCATGAGCATATCGTCAGCAGCAGTCATGCTGTACACTGGCAGTTCACCATTTACAGGAATCATGATACTGCCTTCGGGCCAGTATTTTCCCTGACTGGGCAGATTGATATAGAGTTCGGGTTGACGAAAATATGCTTTAAGTGGGTTCATATTATGCAAAAAAGTTACTGAGGTTGAATGTAATTTCTGCTGGGAATGTCTCTGGAGCACCCAGTGCTTGCTGCTCTGGTGTGGTGGTTCTGATAACCGGTTTAAATCCTGTTATCTTTTTCTGTTGTTCCAGATGATTCTTGATGGCTCGGAAATATTCCAGGTCCAGTTTGTACAACAGATCCCGTATTTCCTGTGGCTTACTGGTTTCAAAACCACTGTTGGTGCGGATGCTCTTGATGGAATCAGCTACATTGTTCACAGCAAAATCTGCTATGGTTTTCAACTGTTGACTGATCTCGTTGAGTTTTTCATCAGGTTCAATGCTGTTATTGATGGTGGATTCGGCACGCTGTTGCTGGCGCATGATTTGACGTGTGGTGCTGAACAAATGCTTTAGTGCCAATGGTACAACCTGAAAAGTCACAGTGCTGTCGCCTTCCACGATGTTCAGCTCTTCATCCCATGATACTGAAGCATTAGACATAGTGTCTATGAGATCAGAAATTTTCAATTCAAATTCATCTACCAATGATGTATTGGGAATAGGTGATTTGAAAGTGATAGAATCTTCGTAACTGGCTCTGCGTATGCTGAGTAACACTGCATCCAGATCCACAATGGGCATGAGTTCAGGGTCAACTATAGCAGGCACACAACTTTTGATCAAGTCGTATGTGGCTTGACTGCTCATCAAAACTTCGTTGGTTTTAAATTTGGTTTCGTCAGCAGCAGTCATGCTGAAAATTTCCACTGAGCCGTCGGTGCTTTTTAATGTGTTGGGTGGATACCAACGTCCTCGGCTGGGCAACGACATGCTAAATTTGGGTTTTCTAAAAAAATTCTGTAATGGATTAGGGTTGTTCATAGAGTTTTCCGCCAATAAATAACTTTGTATTTGATATTTATATATGGTAAAAATGGGGATTAAAAAGTGGCTACAGTAATAATCAAAGCAACCGCGAATCAGTTGGACGGGGCAGAAATTGACGGAATTGCTACAGAATCTAGTTTGCAAGATCTGATCAAAGAAGTGCAGAAATTAGGCTCCACGTCTGCCAAAATTAAATTGGATCCTGCCAGTAAGAAATCCCTTGATGAATTGGCCAAAAGTGCTGGAAAAGCTGCGAAGGTCATGGACCTACTAAGTGCTGGTGCTACTAACTTCAATGACAAACTAAAAAACATGGGAGATGGCGTGGATAACGCCAGTGGCTCTGTGAGTAAACTGGCCAGTGCTGGGTCCTCGGCTGCAACCAGCTTGACTGACATGAGCGGAGAAATGGACACTCTTTTTTCTGAAATGAGTGGCATGACTGGTGGATTAAGCGGCAGTTTTGCTCAAGCTGCTGGAATGATGGGAAAGTCTGGACAGGGATTTTCTGGTGCAGCAGGCATGGCAGCAAAATCTGTTGGTGGAATGGCTTCTAAAGCGAATCTTTATGCAGCAGTTATACAAACAGGCATAGAAGTTGTGGGTGATTTTGTGACTGCTGGTTTTGAATTTGCTAAATTTTTGTTTGTGGGTGGTACTCGTTTAAGTGATTTTACTGAAGCACTGCATGAATCAGTTAGTAGTTTGCCGCTAATAGGTGGAATTTTAGGCATATTTACTGGTGTGTTGACCGCAGTAACTAAAACATTAGATAGCTATGTGGATTCGTTGGAAACAGTCAGTGCGTCAGGAGCCAGTTTCAATAACAACATCATGATGATGCGTGGTGCTGCCTTTCAGACTGGACAGACGATGGAACAGTTTGCTAGCACAGTAAGCGCCAATACTGAAAAATTTGCACAGTTTGGTACTGTCACTGAAGGTGCGATGAAATTTGCCAAGGTTAGTGAAACTGTTAGAAAAGATTTAAGAGCTTTGGGAATGAGTGCTCAGGAAGTTAATGAATCTTTGCCCACTATTATGAGTTTATTTAGTCAGGGTGCTCAGGGAAACAGTTATACTACTGAGCAGATGGCGGATTCGGCAAACAATTTAATGAAGGAAATGGATGCCATGGCCAAACTTACTGGAAAATCTCGTAAGGAGCAAGCAGACGCTCAGGCCAAAACTATGCAAGAAGCAGCCGTTAGAATGAAAATGGCTGGCATGAGTGAAACTCAGCAAAAAGCACTTAATGAAGCCATGATACAAGCTCGTGCAAAATTTGGCGAAAGTGGAGCAGAAATGGTTAAACTCAGAATATTGGGTATTGCTCCGCAAACTGAAGCACAGAGAAATTATCAGGCAGTGATGGGCGGAGCCATGAAGGGTATGACTGATTATACTGACGGTATAATCAACGGCACTAATGTAATTGAAAATGACGCTGAACGTAAGAAAAAACTAGATGAAACAACCACTGCTGGTCAAATAGAAGTAATGAAACGTGCTAAACAACTTAGTACCAATTTAAGTGTTGCGCAAGCTGGTGGAGTTAACACCTTTGTGGGTTCCATGGAAGCTATTCAAATCGCGTCACAGAATAAACTCAAAGCAGACGGTACAATGGATGAAGCTGCGGCAAAAGAAAAGAATGAAGCAGCTAGAAAAGAACAAGAAACCCAAGACAAAACCACCAGATCATTACAAGATTTTGATGAAACAATGAAAAAACTCAAACAAACAATGTTTGATGATTTGATTATGCCTTTGTTTGAAAAGTTTAAGCCCACTCTTTTGGGTTTTATAGAAACCATTAAAAATGGAGTTACAGGTTTAATAAAATCGTTTGACAATCCCAACAGTTTCATCAATCAAACACTAATACCCACATTGAAAAGTTTTGGTGATTTTTTAATAACCACAGTGATGCCAGCTTTGGCTAACTTGGGTAATTTTACGATGACCACATTGGTGCCAGCTTTGTTGCAGTTTAGTAGTTTTGTTACTACTACAGTGATGCCAGCTTTGTTGCAGTTTAGTAGTTTTGTTACTACTACAGTGTGGCCGGCGATTAAATGGGTGGCTGAATTTTTATCCAATAACTGGAAACCCATATTGATAGCTTTGGGTATTGCTTTTGCTCCGTTGCTTGCTGGTTTAGCCGCAACTGCTGCTGGTTTTGCCGCAACTGCTGCTGGGGTGGCATTTGCTGCGGCTCCGTTGATTGCTGGGGTGGCATTTGCTGCGGCTAAATTTGCTCTGTTAACTGCTGCTGTCATAGCATTTTATGATTTCTTCAGTCCACTTATTGGTGCGCTATGGAAACCACTCGTAGATGTGGTGGGGAATTTGATTTTAAATGTGGGGAATTTGATTTTAAAATTCACACCCTTTGGTATATTAATAGGAACCTTGTACAAATTATTTGGATACTTATACAACGCTATATCTCCTATGATACCCAGCTTTACTGAAGTCAAAGATGGAATTATGAGTGTCTATCTCACAATGAAAGAGGGTTTTTATGACTTCATGGCTTCCCTTTTTGAAAAACTTGGATGGTTAAGTCCAGAATTTAAAAATTCAGCAGCGGAGTTGAGAAAAGTAGCAGAGGCATCTAAAAAACAAAAAGAAACTATAGAAGAAGAAACAAAAGCTAGAGAAAAAGCCACAACAGAAGACTTAGTAGCAAAACCCAAAACTGAAGCACAACCTGTGACTGCCGGTGCCACACCTGGCGCCACACCTGGTGCCACAGCCAGTGCTACACCAGGCGCCGCGAGTACAACTTCGGGTTCAGTAAGGGCACCCAAAGCACCAGCAGCTGACTCTAAAGTAACATCACAAGAAGATCTCAAAAAAATGGGATTGAAGATCAAAGAAGGTGACGTACAAGCTGCTGACAGTGGCATAAGTCCCAGATTGATCGAACTTGCTAAAAAAGTACAAGAGGGAATACCAGGTTTCAAATTAATCACAGGTCTCAACGATAAATTTCATAAAGAAAAATCACCAAGCAGCAGACATACTCAGGGAATTGCTATGGATTTTGTTTTAAATCAAGCACCTTCTGAGGAACAAGGGCAAAAAATTACAGAAATGCTCAAGAGTATGGGTGCTAACTTCGTTATTGATGAATACAATCATCCCAGTGCCAAAGCAACAGCAGGACATTTTCACGTTGAGGTTCCTCTGCAAGCAAAAGAGGGTGGTGTATTTTCTGGTCCAGAGTCTGGTTTTCCTGTAACAATGCATGGGACAGAGATGGTAACCCCAGTGGACGCTGGCAGAATGGTAATGACTCCGCAACAACAGATGGATAAATTATTGCAAGAAGTTACTGACAGCTTCCCCGTCGACACACTGCCTAAACCAGAAACCATCACAACTCCCAGTTTGACTACTAACGATAATTCTGATTTGCTAGCAGCAATCAGAGAATTAATTAGTATTCAGGTCAAATCTGTTGGGTATTTAAATACTATCGCAGAAAACGTTTGATAATAAATACTGAATAGGAAAAAAGAATGTCTTGGAAAAATACTTCAGAACAGCAAACGCTGGTGGTCAACTCAGTCCAGTGAACGGCAGAACACTATAATATAGTTAAATTAACTGAAACGAATACTGCTGTATAAATACAAGTATGACCAAGTTGCGTGATCAAATTACTCAATTAATTGAAGGCAAAAGCTCCAAAGGATTTTTTGTTGTATTATCAAAGCAGCCTAATTTGCTAGCGCAGCTAACTCAAACAACAGACAAATATGATCCAAAAAATCTAAGTGAAAGATTGTGGATATTGATCAACGGTGAACCACCAGTATGTGAACAAGGCAACAAACGTCAATTTAATACTTGGGAACTGGGTTATCGAGCAGGATGCGTTCTGGGTAATAAGTGTGCATGTGTAGGCAAGTTACGCATGCAAAATCAAAAAATTACTCTCAGAGAAAAATACGGTGTTGACACTGTGAACGCAGTGCCTGGTGTAAAGCAAAAAAGAAAACAAACCAATCAACAAAAGTATGGGGTAGATTATCCGGTTCAGAACCCCAAAATTAAAGAAAAGTTGTTGAGTTCTCATCAATTGCGCACAGCTGAACAAAAACAGCATCAACAACAAAAACGCAAAGCAACTACTATAAAAAAGTACGGCATCGATCATCACATGAAGACAGATCAATGCTTGCTCAAACAACAGCAAACTAATCAACAAAAATATGGTGTGAACAGGCCGTTACAAAATGCTGATATTCTAGCAAAATCAATTGCAACTCAGAGTTTACGTTCTGCAGAAGAAAAAGCTGCATCGATCCAAAAAGCAAAACACACAATTGAAACACATTATTCAGTGTCAGCCCCCAGTCGAATTGGTATGGACCCGGCTGTGCTGGATATACTTGATAATGCTGAAAAGTTTTGCGAGTATGCAAAAACACATACCAGAGAACAAATGAGTTCTCAGATGAATATTCATCCTCATACAGTGTATTTGTACAGCAAAAAATATTCAGCTGAATCCTTATTTGTTAAGCCACAACTGTCACAGTTTGAAATTGAAGTCAGAGCGTTTGTTCAATCAATTACTTCTGAATTTGTTTGTAGTGATCGATCAGTACTACTAGGTAAAGAGCTTGATATCTATATTCCACAAAAACAATTGGCTATTGAATGTTCAGGACTGTATTGGCACAGTGAGATTGCTGGACAGCGAACAAAAGAATATCACACAAACAAATATCAACAGTGTACTAAACTAGGAATTAATTTGATCACAATTTGGGAAGATCAATGGAATTTCAAAAAAGACCAGTGTAAACAGAGATTAACTTATTTGTTAAAGGCATCTCAATCTACAGTTTCAGCCAGGAAATGCACAGTTGAATGGATGACGCCCGAAGCGTCGGCAGATTTTTTTGATCAACACCACATACAGGGATCAGCAGGTGCAAGATATCACGTGGGATTAAAATGTCAAAATCAATTAGTAGCTGCAATGAGTTTTAGAAAACCCAGATTTTCTAAAAAATACGAATGGGAATTGATTAGATTGGCTACAGCAGGTTCAGTGCCTGGTGCTGCTGGTCGCATGTTTGCGTTTTTTGTAAAGCAAATCAACCCAACTAGTGTAATAAGTTATTGTGATCACAGTTGGGGAACTGGTCAAGTATATGATAAACTGGGATTTAAATATCAGTCTACACAAACGGGTTATTGGTACACAGACTATAAACAACGTTTGAACAGGATGCAATTTCAGCGCAAACAAATTGCACCTCTCGTCGAAAACAGTGAAAATTTAACCGAATGGCAAATCATGCAGCAACTAAAATATGATCGAATTTGGGATTGCGGTCAGAGCACATGGATTTGGCATAAATAACACATAGGAAAAATAATAAATGTCTTGGAAGAAATATTTCAAAGCAGCATCTGGTGGAGTGTTGAGCCCGATCAATGGTGCTAGTGTTGGTGCTCAGAATAACTTCAAGTTTCAAAACTACGGCAGTCTATTGCCTGAAGTTTACATGGGACACCCTAATCGTCTGGAACGCTATAACCAATATGAAGCCATGGACATTGACAGCGAAGTAAATAGTGCTCTGGACATCATTAGTGAATTCTGTACTCAAAAAAACGAACAGAACAATACACCATTTGATTTGTTCTTCAAAGACAAACCCACTGAAACTGAAGTCAGCATTATTAAAAAACAGCTGAGTGCTTGGTGTTCTCTTAATGAACTGGACAAACGCATGTTCAAGATATTCAGAAACACTCTGAAGTACGGTGATCAGGTATTTTTGCGTGATCCAGAAACCTTCAAGATGTTTTGGGTAGACATGACCAATGTGGTTAAAATCATTGTAAATGAAAGCGATGGCAAGCGTCCTGAACAGTATATTCTAAGAAACATCAATCCCAACTTTGAAAACCTAACAGTAACTCAGGTCACTGCTGATAACATCTACCACACCATGCCCAACACTAGTGGTTATGGTGCTGCTGCATATAAC